TGGAATGGATACACCATGTGCTGCATCCATGATGGGAACATATAGAGTCGCCCTACCTGTGGCCTCACCACAACATTTGAAGTGGGCTTTAGCCGTTCTCGATCCCAACTGCTGCTTTGTCCATAGTTGAAACACAGGCAACCGTCACTTTCTCCAGAAGCACCATACAAATCGTACTCTTGCGATCCCGGTCTCGGACCCTGCAAAATCTGAGGCGGCACCCTTGTCCATGTCGTACAGCTAATACCCATCACCGTTTTGGTCCCATGATCGTGGATTGGATTGTAGTCGCCCTCATAACTGTGGACAGACCACAACTCGTGCATTTCGACATTTCTGTTGCCATCCAATACCTGACCAGATTGCGACATGAACTGGTTAATGTAAGTCACGCCCATCTCGCATAAGAACCGAGAAAACGGGGCCAGCCTTGGATCTTCATGATCCATCACTAGCTGTTCGCCGCGCTTGATCTGCCCAACGAGCGTATGCGCTGCACTGACTTTCTCTTTCTGCGTAACTAACTCATCAAGGTAATCGTTACACGCTTCAACAAACTCAGTCGGAATGTCCAACTCCATCAGATACACTGACGGCAGCGGGTGCATCTGAAACTGAATCTCAGCCATTGATGGCTTCGACAGTAGCTTCTTCGCCTTCCTCAACAACCTCTTCTTCAGTCTCAGCCATCTGAGCATCGGCCTGAACTTTAATTTTCATCATCAAAGGCCATGTGCCGCTTTTGCTAGGCAAGTCGCCAAGGACTGCGAGGATTGCGTTGATCTCGTTCTCTTCGAGGTTAATGTTCATACTTTTCCTTATGCGCTATACGCTTTTGCGGCTGCTATTGCAGAATTAATGTCAGTAAAGTCTTCGCTACCCCAGTCTTTGAGGGCAACCCCAAACTCTAGGTATCCAGCACTACGCATGACTTTTTCCTTCTTTTGTGCATTGGTCATGTCGTTATAAAACTCATTGTCTGCATCCAGCACACTAGTAATGACGTTTGCGCCACCCAGCATTGCAGAATACATTTGCGCCTTCTCTTCATCGGTCCTAACTTTATCTGACATTATATGCCTCCTTATGATTCTAGCGCGGCAATTCGCGCAGTGAGTGATTGAATAATTGCGTCTTGCTCTTGTATCGCTTTAACAAGAATGGGAACAAATCGTTCGTACTTTAAGCCGTACCGCTTACCATCTTCCGTCAAATTGCTAAGTATATTTTTCTTGTCTGACATCTTATGTCCAGCAGCTTCCTCCAAAGCGACAACAGCTTGCGCTTTAAAACCTGCGTGCATCTTGTCTTCTTTGTGCGTGCCATCAGGAGTTTGAGCATTAAGATCATAATCCTCAGCATTCTTATCACCGTACTTACTGCGCTTATCCCAATAATAGGTCACTGGCTCTAACGCTTTTACAAAGTCGAGACCAAGCGTTAACGCAGCAAAGTCTGTTTTGTCTCTTTCATCAGAACTTGAGATCGAAGTATCTGCACAAAACAGATCAGTAATATTGTCATCGCCTAAACAAACTTGATTACTTCCAGTTGTAATTTGTCCTGCGGGGGAGTCTGTTCTTCCTGCATCGTGCCCCAAAAGTAGGTTGTTAGAACCGGTAGTAAGATTAAGTCCAGAATTCCGGCCCACCGCTGTATTCTCATCTCCTGTGATTACACCA